CTCTTCTGTTACGATATAGCTCATTTATTTAGCCTCTATAAGATTTAGAGATGTATTATAATAGCCGCTGCTGACGTTTACGAAGCTAGGTGGATTTTTAAAGTAGTAAAAGCCGTTAAATCTATCATCGTTATTTGCTAGTGATTCAGTTTCCAAATCCATATATATAAAAAATGGCTTAACAGTTCTATTGCCATCATATACTGCGTGAATGCTATCAACTTCATCTTTATCTAGCACTTGAAACTGTAAATTATTAAGCTCTTTCTGTGTACCTATATCATCTATGAATTTTTGACCGTATCTGTTAACTCTCTGGTTAGATAGATCATTATTAATGTATTCCCAGTTATATCCTACACCATTAGTTGCTATATCTGTCGCAGCCCCTAGATACATATTAGCTATCTCGCAGTAACCTAGCGTAGATGTTAATACTATTCTCCAGAATCTATAAGATTGAGCTGATGCAAATGCTTTAACAGATACACCAAATGTATTATCTAGTGTTGCTGTGGTAGTGAATGCTGGCGCTCCCCAACTATCAGTACCATTGGCTTCTATAGTTATAGCAGTTATACCAAAGCCATTTTGCCAGTTATCTACTATTGCAAAGTGATCTATTGACTCAGCTGTACCAAAATCAATTACAATATTATCTGAATTAGATGTAGATCTATAAGATTTAGTGCGTCTACTATCCAGTAGATTGGTAGCTGGATATTGTGCGTTTTCTGTTGATGCCGTTATAGTAGCTGCATCTAGTAAATTGTTACTTAGAAATTTTAAACCCATTATATAAATCCCTCTACTCTTTGATTTCTAACAGCTCTAGCTATCTCTCTTTCATCTACTTGTACGATAGATGTAACCTCTATAGTTGTAGGCTCTGTGCTTTGAGATCCTCTACCAGCAGCGATATCAAATAATTGCCTCTGTTGATTAGCATTTAGTATCATCTCACCTGTGCGCACATTTGCAGTTGTATTGTCAGTGCCATTAGTTGCACCGCTAAATCCACCTACGACTCCACCAGTTTGAAATGATTGTTTTTGTATTTGTGAAACCTGATTTAAACCAGTGGCGACAGTTGTAGCTAGTACAGCTAAATTTGCTGGATATGGATAATCTCTAAATGCTCTAGTTGCAGCAGCATAGGTGTTTATAGTTGCTGATGCGATAGCTAGTGCTTTCTGTTCATTAGTGCCTTTTTTAGCTAGGTTTGAAGCCTGTTGAGCTGCGATACCAAAGCCTCTGACTAATTGCTGTTGGTTTTGTACTCTAGATTCATTAATAGCTTTTTCAGCTTTAGCTTGTGAGTTAGATACAGCTATTTCATTTTTTATAATAGCCTTTCTATCAGCCAATGATTTAGCCTGTGAATCTCTTATTGATTTGTTTTTTTGTAATTCTGTATCTAGAGCGATATCAGCTTTTTTCTTTTCAAAAGCTCTTATAGATTCGATAGCAACTTCTCTTTTTTCTAGATCCAATTCAGATGTAGCTAAGTCTCTTTCAGCTGCTTGTAGCTGTTGATCTTGCTCTAGTAGAAGTAGCTCGCTAGATAACTTAGATCTTTCTTCTAGTATTTTTTTAGATGTTTCTTGCTCTTTCTTAACTCTAGGTGATTCTGCTGACGGATCAGCTCCCTCAACAGCATCACCTTCACCAGTTGGCTGATTGTCTATATCAGCTCTTTGTTTTAACAGTGCTTGTATTCTTACCTCTAAAGCGGCTATGTTTTTAGTTGTCTCTCTAATTACAATGCTTTTATCACCATCAAATATACCGAAAAAATCACCTAAAGATTTAGAATATTCATCAGATGTTTTCTTAGCAGATTGTTGTCTGTCTGATAGATCAGCTATCTGTGCATCAATTTTTTGAAGCTCTGTATCAGCTCCTATAACTGATCCAGCTAAGTTTAAATATACAGTTGCATAATCTCTTAGAAAACTAATGGCTACAGATATATTATCTTTGTTATTAATTACTTCTCGAGTAAAGTCTTGCAATGCTGATGTTAATATTTTAGCTCCATCAATTACATCACCTGAGAAAGTTTTACCTATCTCTGTTTGTAGAATTGCAAAGTTATCAGCTAGAGTTGATAGCGCACCATTGATAGTTTTTGATTGCTTATCAATTGCACCCTCAAAAATACCACCTGATTCAGATAGAGAATTAAATGCAGTTTCAAATTCAGCAAATCCAACTACACCACTAGATACTAATTCTCTTACTTCACTTTCAGCTACACCTAATGATTTAGCTAGTGCAGCCCCGATTGGTACAGCTCTCTCTTGTAGTTGTAAAAGTCTCTCACCAGTAAGTTTACCAGCAGCTGAAACTTGACCATATATTAATGCAACTTCTTTTAAATCACTATTAGATCCAGCGGCTACTTCACCTATTTGTGCAATTCTATCTCTGACAGTATCAGCAGAAAAACCAAATGATAAAAGCTGCGCTCCAGCCTCGGCAATATTATTTAATTGAAATGGAGTTGACGCTGAGAAATCTGTTAGCTCTTGAAATAGCTTAGACGCTACCTCTGTGCTACCAGTTAATACTTCGAATTGTGTTGTTAGTTTTTCTGTCGCAGCAGCGGCTTCAAATGATCCGACAACTAATGTCTGTAAGCCACCAGCGATAGCTCTGACAACTCCACTTGTAGCGATTGCAGCTAAGTTACCTTTAAATGAATCAAAGGCTGCATCTGACTTCTTAACAGATGTAGTTGCTTGCTTTTCAAAGTTATTTATTCCCTTACTTAATTGCGTAAGAGCTTTTAGTGCTTGCTTTTCTTCAATGGATATTTCAACACTTACTCTATCGTCTGCCATTCCTATTCCTTGAAATTAGCTTTTCTTTTCGCTCGTTTTCTGCATGATTTTCTCTAATTAGATTATCTATTAAATTCATAGCATCGACAAATTTACTTGGTTGATCACCAATGCCACCATCATAGAGCATAACACCACTAGAATACTTCTCATAGTAGTTGATTATCGCACCCCAATAACCGCTATAGTAGTTACCAATGCATTTATTATATAAAATAGTCGGATTGCCTTTGTTGTTGAAATCTGGCTTATAGGTGTGTCTGTTTGTTTTTGCCATATAGTTGCAAGCCATAAACTCCATTGTTTTTTTTGTTTTAGCTGGATCTCTCTTGTATTTATTCTTACAATCAGAGCATCTATATTTTGGCTGTGTCATTGTTATATAAGTTGATACAATTGAACTATAATCGTGATCGGTAAGCGTAGATATCTGCTTAATTTTCTCTACCAGAGCTAATACTATTACATTCTTAGATCCCTCAAGGGCTATTGCTTTCCCGACACTACCTCTAGCTTAACACCGTCTAGCTTTTTACCTGTTGTTGGATCAGTTAGCTCTTTAATGCCATTAAGAATCTGCCATGCTGATATAGTTAATCTATCTTTTTCTTCTAAACAGAGAATTTCAGATACACAATCATCAGATAATGCATCATTTTCAAACTCAAGCTCATAGCTATTACCCTCGTAATCTTCTACACCGTCAATAGCTTTTAATGAGTGTTTGATATAGTAAACTTGAGCTTTTAATAGATCGAATGTTTCTTCACCGTCTACAACTCTAGTGCATTCTGCTAATTCTTGTTTTTGTAGGTAGTTTAGAGGTGCTAGAGTAAAGGTTATTTCACCTATAATTAACTTAACTCTATCTTTGATTTTTAATATTTTAGCCATTATCCACTCCCATAGATATAGCTCCCTAAATTAATAGGGAGCATAATGATTTATTAAATAAAAGAAATGTAAACTGAATCTCCAGTTGATCCTGATGATCTATGAGCTTTAATCTCTAAAGCCTCAGTGATTATTCCATCTTGATCAGCTACAGGTGAAGCGATTATTTTCGCTTGAGGAAGCCACACAGCAACAGCATTGCTAAACTCGCCAGCTGTAGCATCGGGATTATAAGCATACATAAAAACGCTAACATCATTGTTATCCTCGAATTTATCCCAAGTATTAGTCAGATCTGTATCATCCAAGTATGGGTTAACGCTAAATGTTGTTACTTGCTCTGTGATTCTAGAAGAAATCTTACCTGATGCTGTACATGCATCAGTTAGAGTAGAGATTGTGTTCTCAATGCTTAAGGCTGCCTCTGTATATGAAACCTTAGTACCAGAAATCCAAACACATGCTGATAATGCAACAGGTGGAAGTGCATCGCTAAATACAGCTGCCTCTGTAGCATCTTGATCTACTCTTACGATATTTAAACCCTGTACTCCGAAATCCATCTGAGGTAATGCACCTACAGACCAGTTAGAGATAGAACCAGATGCAGCTCTTAATCCTGATACTTGCTGCTTGATTGCTGCTGTACCTAGATTATGTTCAGCTGAAAATGAAATAGCGTTACTTGCATCTGAATAATATGTTGTAACTTGAGCTACAACTACAGCATCAGTTGGAGCGCCATTATCTAAAGCAAATGGAAACTCAATTGATGTATTTGTTACGATAGCTGAAATAGGTCTACACTCGTAAGCTCCAGCTTCTTTAACTAGAACAATATCACCTACTGAAAAAGCAGATGTATCAGCAAAATTAATTACTGTAGATGTGTGAGTTGTGCCTGATGTTTGATCGGCTGCAATTTGTCTTTTACCACCCAAGAGTGATCTAAGTAAAACATCACTAGACTGTGGAGCATCACCCTCTACACCAGCAGCTCTCATTTCTACACTTAAACTACCAGTTACATCAGCGATACCTACTCTAGATGCTACTGATTCAACAGATCCACCTAGTGTATTTCTAGTTAGCTCTTCTCTGGCTTTGTTAAACTCAAGCCCATCAGATAAAACCTCTACATACTCACTACCATCACCGTTAGATGGAGCTACATAAGTTCCCTCAGTTGATTCCGCTACTAGAGCGACTGTTGATTCATTACTTACTACACCTATAGCCATTTTATTCTCCTATACTGTTTGATTTCTAAATTTTACCGTAAAACTTACCTTTACAGATATTGTGCCATCATCTATCTTCTCTGGCGATTCATAACTTAATTCTGAAACTACTAAAACGCTTGCATTGCTTAATTTCTTCTGAAATACATTGATGTTTATTGATTCAAACTGATCATATATATCAGATAAAACAGCTCTTTCATTGATATCAGATGATCTATTAGCAAATGTGCGAGTTAAAACTGTGAAAAATGTCATATCTACAGTTAGAGCCTTATTAGTTCCAGCTACAGATAAGCCTGATTCAGTGCCTACACCGTATCTTTTCTCTGAGTTTCTAAATTCGTTTTGCTCTAGATCATATACATATTCTAGCTCTTTCCAGTCAGCTCCTAGAGTTGCTGATACTTGGCTTGCTAGTGATGTTAAAATGCTCGATATATTGCTCATATTCTACTTATAAACCCATAGTTAATAGCGTTTCTTTCTTGTTTGTCGTATTTACCATCATCATCTTCATCAATCTTGATGTTCATTACATTTATAATCTTATCATACATCGTTCTATATATTTTAGACTTTTGCAAATACTGATCGTCTACTTGATCCGATACACTCATAAATATATAAGATAATACCAAATAAGTACTAGCTAGTTTAACCTCTGATATATCTAGTATCAAATGAGCTGATATCTTCATATCTATCTGTGCTTGCATCTACTTTGTACTTACCTTGTAAGTTAAGAGTTTGAACTATCTCATCTCTAGCAGCTACATGGCTTAGTATGTGACTTGTTTCAGTATTAGGTAGGTATTTATCATATTCATATATAACTCTTTTAAGATCTTGATCATCAGAGAATACAATATTTAATCCATTAAAAACCATTGCAGATGAATCAGCAGATATAGCTATTTGATACCAGTATTGCTCAACTGAATTAACAGTGGTTTTAGCCTCTAGGTTAGTTGATTTATCTAAACCTCTATCCCATGTGATAAATCCAGATCTATTAAATCCCTTGGTATCATCAAATTGACCGCTAACAGCTGTAAATGCCGATCCATTATAGTATTTAACTGATAGTGTTGCTGCGTTGGTATTAGCAGTTCCAAGTTCCACATAGATATTATTAATCGGCTTATAGAAACCAATATAGATAAAATCTTCTGCTGCAATCATTGTAAATGATGCTGTATCTCTATCGTATTGCAGTAGCTCATTAGAATAATCTGCAAATACAGAGTTATCATCATGTAGGATAGTTAGTTTTTCATTTGTTTTAATCATCGCAATCCCTATGTAATCTTAGTTATTTT